TCAGGATTGTCCGTGTCCCTGTTGAACGTGTAGTCTTCCAGGGATACGGACTGTACGTTTTTCTCCCTGGCCAGGGTTGCCTCGATTTCTTTTCGGAGGTCTGTAATTGCCTCGTCCATTTCTCTGATTTTGCTGGTAGATGCTATCAAGTTCATTTTTTTTGCCTCCAATAAAAAAAAGCCCTGTCGGTCTCCTGGGAAACCGAGAGGGCTTTTGTGTGTTGATTATCCGCTGATACCCGCAGCAACTGCGAGTACGTTAAGTACCCGGTGATCGTCTGCGGCTATGTTTAACAGGTGGCGGGCAGATACTGGCCCGGAAATGCCGTGCTGGTCCATCCAGCGGGCAGTACCTATTTCGCAGTTACCGGCCTGGTAACTGTGTTCTGGGGTTACGATTACAGGACTAAAACGAACCCAATGTGCGGCAAACATGCGCCGCACGTTAAGCTCTTTGCGCCTGGCCTCGTCCTGCCTGGCCCACGCTTCCCTGGCCTGCTGGAAGGCATATCTGAGGTAGCAGGGGAAAAACTCGTACCTCGTGTGATATGGTCTGTGAATGCCGTCGCAGACCATGATTTTGAGACGGTCAATGTACCAGTTGTCGCCGTCACTGGCGACAAAGTACGGAATAAACTGTATCCCCATCTTGGATACGGCAAAGTCAGGCGCATTCCATGCCGTTCCGTCCCAATCAACTTGTGAAACAAAACTGCGCCAAGTAGTAAAGTCCTTGATAGTGCCGCCCCGGACAAGGCGACAAAAGAATCGCCACGGCGCATAGTCTGCATACTCCTGGGATGGCCTCCCGGACCATCCCTTAAAACTTACCAGAACCTTTAATGCGTCCTGGTAGTTGTAGATATTGTAACTGGCGGGCAGGGATTCAGCCGCCGCTACAAAAGCGGCCTTACGATTGCCGCCCTGGTAAAATAACACTGCCTCTCTGATAGCGAAATTAGATACCCTCCAGCGGTATGGAGCGAGAATCTGATTAGCCCGCCTCCTCACAAATTGAATGCGGTGCATCCAATAGCTGTGGGGGCGCTTTGACATGCCCCACCAGTAAGGTTCATAGGGACTATTAGCTCCCCGGCCGGTGGAGGCGTGGTTCAGAAAATCCTTGTACCATTCGGGGCAATCCCCGATTGCTTCAACCCAGCGCACAAAGCGCAGGGTTTCCGCAACCACCTGGCCAATTCGGTCAGGGTTCTCAATCCTTGCTCGCCTGCTATGGTGCAGGCCCTGCAAGGGAGACCCGCCCCCGACGCCGATGTTATGCGGCAGCCAGGGAGCGTATTGTTCCATTGCCATGTCGATCAGGTGCAGCAGGTGCACCTTGTCTATGGTTGGTTGAGCAGCCCATGCTGCCCAACCTAAAGCATCCTGCCAGGTCTCTTCCTTCCAATTATTGATGTCGATAGCCATGTTTAAAATCTCCTACCGCTCGCAGGGCATTAGCCTGTTGCCCCACGGGTAATTGCGGCATTCCTCGCAGTAGAGGGTGCCGTGGTTAAGTGTTACGCAGCCCACTACACGGACTGTCGGCACGTAGGCCGGGCAATCTGTGCAGCCTGTGGACTGCAGTCTGAGGAGGCATACGCACTCGTCTGCGCATGCCTCCTCGTAGATGTAACGTGGATTGTTCATGCTTCCTTCTTATATGTTTTTTCGTATGCTTCCCGGAGTTCGGGGAGGCAGATTTCAGGGACAGCAGTTGACGGCGTGGGGTGCATCCCTGTCCAGAAGGGCAGGCAGGGGCCGCCAGCAAGATTCCAGGCACGGGAAACCGTGGAGTTACCCGTGCGTGTCCAACCTGGGATATGGAGGGCATTTTGTCCACCACGTGGTCCCAGGGTTGGCAGGCTGTAAATCTCATCCTCATATTTTTTGAGGATGAGATCATATTTTTTTGTGAGTTCATTTAATTTTGACATTGCGGCCCTCCTTAGTGAACGTCTATGAGGGTTTCCTCGTAACCCTCATCAAATTCGGGATAATATTCCTCAATGTGATCGCAGAGGAGGTCATCTGCCTCCTCACGGCTTGACGCTTCCACGTCAATGTGCTCCACCTCTTCTACGTATCCTTCCCAATCTAAGAATTCAATTTTAAAGCAGTACGTATTCATGTTTTAGACTCCTTTCTTGTTGTGCCTCGCTGCGAGGCAGAAAAACTATGTATCAGTATTATATGCACCAATCAAGGGGATGTCAAGGGTTTTGCGATTTGCTTTCCAGAAAAAATTTTGATAAGATTGTTTAATTATTTGTGGAGGTTAGCTATGCCATTGAGGAAAAAATCGGGAAAAAAGAAAAAAAATAAAAAAGATGATGAAGGGTACACGCCTAAGAAAAGGATGAGGCACAAGACCATAAGACTCAACTCTAAAAGCAAGTTTAAACCGGAATATTGTGACATGGTCTATGAGCACATCTTGCAGGGCGGTAGCTTCACTTCGTTTGTCAAGATAATTGACAATAAGGTGACAGCCGAGACGGTTCGCAACTGGAAATATAGGATACCACCATTCGGTGATGCCGTGGCCGCCGCACAACGGGACCGTGACATCTTGTTCAAAAAATACAAATTTGACCCCAAGGTAAGCATTAAAAAAGCCCTCAAGATGCTCAAAGAGACAGGCGTGGACCCACCAGAGCGGCCTGAGATCGTGCTCAAAATGGTTGATCTGCCCGATGATTTTGTCAAATACGTCGGTCCAGGGCTGTCCGGAAGGTGGACAAAAGAGATGTCGCAGATGGCTACGGACTATCTAATCAAGGGATGGGAGGAGGCGGGGCACACGATGCCCTCTTTAACCGGCCTGGCCGCCCACCTCAAAATCCCGCTCAATGAGCTTAACAAATGGTGCGAGAGGGGAGACAAGCCCGTCATAGCCACGATCCTGGGACTTATCAAGACCATCCAGCACCATATGATAGTGGACGGCGGCCTGTCTGGTAAGCTCAATGCGGCCTTTTGCAAGTTCATCCTCATCAACCACTTCGGATACCAATCCGACAAGATGCAGATCGACACGCACCAGACCATCAAGGACGAGCGAGTCAAGGTGGGTGAGGCAGTCCTTGACCCTGACCTGGCAGACGTGGTGGACAAGACAATCCACCTGGGAGCCGATGACTACACCATTGAGGATGCAAGCGGCGAGGCAGACCCGCTTGACGACATGACGGATATATAGCCCCATGAGCGCAGACGGACCCACAATACACCGCAACCGGCACACACGGTCAGTCCCCAAGCCCCAAAAGCCCCTGCCCGACGCCAAGGTGGCCCCGGAGTCCCTCTCCCCACGCATCCAGGCAAAGCGCAACTATGCCCTCCTCATCAACATGGCTAAAGAGCGTAAGGACGCATCCCTGCAAATCCCCTTGCTGCTCAAAACCCTCTGCCAGACCGATCTTTTTTACTTGCTTGTGTACGGCCTGGGGCGCAAAGACCTTGACACCGACTTTCACTTCATGCGGTGCCGAGAGGTCCAGGTCCAGCCCGACGGCATGATTGACCTGTGGGCACGAGCGCACGGCAAATCCTCCATCATCACTTTCGGCAGGACCATCCAGGACATCCTCAACAATCCTGAGCTTACAGCCTGTATCTTTTCCCACACTAAGCCAATAGCACGGGCATTCCTTCGGCAGATCAAGTACGAGCTTGAGGTCAACCCCCGCCTTAAAAAACTATTTCCAGAAGTCCTGTACTCTGAACCCAAGAAAGAAAGCCCCAGGTGGTCAGAGGACAAGGGCATCACGGTCAAGAGGCAGGGCAACCCCAAGGAGGCAACCCTTGAGGCGCACGGTCTTGTGGACGGACAGCCCACCTCACGGCATTATGACCTCATGGTTTATGACGATGTTGTCACCAGGGAGTCAGTAACAACCCCTGAGATGATCGAAAAGGTAACGGAGGCATGGAGTCTGTCTCTCAACCTTGCAAGCAACAACGCAGTACAGCGATATATCGGCACCAGGTATCATTTTGCGGATACGTATCACACGATGATGCACGAGCGCAAAATAGTGACGCCCCGCATCTATCCCGCCACAAAAGAGGGCACCTGGCCGGGCACTCCCGCCTTGCTCAGTATGGAGGAGCTTGAGGACAAGTACGTCAAAATGGGGAGCTTTGTTTTTGCGGCCCAAATGCTCCAAGACCCCTTGGCCGGAGGGGACAGGACCTTTAAAGATGCGTGGTTGATGTGGTACAACAGCCTTGATATCTATGGATATAACATATATATCGTGGTTGATCCGGCCAATTCTAAGCG